GATTGATCCCCGGTATATGTACGCCATCCCCGATGAAAAGACGCTGATCGGCGGTTGGCTTTATCGAATAGGAACGCGGGCCGTCGTGTTTGACAAGGATGAGATTGTCCACTTTGTGGAGTTTAACCCTGAAAATCCCTACTACGGCCTCAGCCCGACAAAGGTTCTGCGAACGCAGCTGATCGCCGATGCGCGGGCGATGGACTGGAACAGGGCATTCTTCGATAACTCAGCGGAGGTTCCTGGTTACCTGAAAGTCGATCGGAAGATCAACCCTTCAGACGCCCGAATGCTGAAAGCGATGTGGGACGAGCAGCACAAGGGCGTCGCTCGGTCGCACGGGATCGCAGTCCTTGGGCAAGGAGCGGAGTATAAGAAGGTCGGGCTATCCCATACCGAGATGGGATTCCGTGAGTTGCGCCTTCTCACCCGTGAAGAAGTGCTAGCTGTGCTGGGAGTCCCCCCGATCGTAGCAGGCGTTTCTAAAGAGCAGGGGCTGAATCGCGCCGTTGCGCAGGTACAAGAGCAGCTTTTCTATGAGAACACGGTCCTTCCTCGTTGTGAGATGATCGAGCGGAAGATGAACTTCGGTCTACCACTCGGCGGTGAGAGAGTCAAGGTGGCGTTTGACGTAACCGGGATTCCGGCACTACAGGAAGACCAGCAGACCAAGGCTCGGATTGGACGGTTCCTCCAACAGCAGGGTTGGACGCTCCAGGAACTGCGAACGAAGTACTGGAACCTGCCTGAAGCTGAAGGCGGTCTTGTCAACGACGTCCTGATCCCGATGAACCTCCAGAGTGCGGGGACCGTCGCACCGGCCAAGGGCGTCCGCAGGGTGAGGGGTAAGATCCTCGACGTTACCAAGCTGGCAAGTGATCCCGACACGTTGCTTCCCGACCCTTACGAATCGCTCGTCGATCAGCGTAAGACCCATGCAGAGCATCTGCCAAAGTTAATGGATGAGGGAGCGGATAGGGGGCATCGTCTCGCTCTTGAGTTGGGGATTACCGTACCGGACGACTGGAGAGGGCGTTACAACTGGCAACAGCATATCGATCAATACGTGAACGAGCGGCTAGGGGAAAAGATCGGCGGAAAAGGAATCGTTACATCGATCAACGAGGAAACTCGTACGCGGATCCGCAGACTCATCCGGGACGCGATGAGAGAAGGGGAAGGGGTTCCTGAAATCGCTAAGCGACTCCGGGAAGCGTTCGACGGCATGAGTAAGACGCGGGCCAAGACGATAGCCGGGACAGAACTGCACAACGCCTTGGAGACTGGACAATTTCAGTTCTATTCAGCGGTCCAGGTTCCCAAGAAGAGGTGGCTCGCCTTCCCTTCTCAAGAGAATCCCCGGCAATGGCACCTAGAGGCGATGGACACCTACGCAAATGGTATCCCGATGGATGAGCCTTTCGTCATGTCAACGGGGAATTCGTTGATGTACCCCGGCGACATCGCGGCTCCGGGTGAGGAGACGATCAACTGTCATTGTGACCTGGTTCCCATGAACGAGGCAGGGAAGACACCAGACATAACGAGGAAGGACTTCCTCGCCTGGGAGAACGAGCTACTGACTGATGGAGCGGGCAAGGCATACATAGGGGCGCTGGCGGACTTCTTCCAGCGCGAAAAGAAGCGGTATCTAGATCACTTGGCGACGGTTACAGGACAGGAGGTGTGATGTGAGGAAACTACTTCTTACAGCGGTATTGGTGGCGCTGTGCGCGTTCAGTGCATGGGGCTTAGATCCAACGGATTACGTCAGCGGGCGGTACTTTACCACGCCCTGGGGAACGGTCCTCGCCGGGTTCACCTCGACGGGGATGTTTGATCTAATCGGCGGGGCGCGGTTCGATAACGTAACGTCGAGTTCGACCCTGACGATCACGGAGGACACGATCACCCTAGTCGGGGATGCCTATAACTATGGAGACTCTTTCAAGATCGGTTACGACAGCGGCGCGTACATCTCGTTTGCTGTTGCGGACACGACAGGGAATCTAACGATCACCCATGCAGGGTCTACGAAGAATATCTCTTGGACAACGGCGGGGTCCTTTGCCCTAACAGCGGCTTCGCAGACGTTCACAGCGTCTACAGCATGGTACAGCTACACCCCGGCGTTCTATATCGGATACGACTCGGACGCGTGGCTGAAAATCGCTGTTGCGGACACGACCGGGAATGTCACGATCACTCAAACGGGATCGAATAAGAGCGTGACGTGGACTGCGGGCGGCGGCTTTGATCTGGTTGGTCCTCTAACCGTAGATGCTGTAACCGCATCAGACAACATTGACGACGCTACAGGAACTAATGATGGAGTTCTGTACGTCAGTCAATTCACGGTTACGTATGCTCAAACTGCTAGCTACACAGTATGCACGATCCCGGCCAACGCTGACGTATTGAAGATTGAGGTCTTGACGACGACCGCATTCACGGGTGGGTCGGCGACGACCATCGATATCGGATGGTCAGGTAACACCGATAAGTACGCAAACGACCTGGACATCAGATCCGCTGGATATGCGGTCGCCACGGGATACGGATACATGGGCGATGTCGGCGGCTCGGATCGCGACATCCTTGCACAGATCACAACCGATGATTCAGCGGGATCAGCGACCATCCTCGTCTACTGGACGCGCGGGACGCCGGGAACGCCGTAAGGAGGAGCTATGAAATGCCCAATGTGTAATGCGCCTCTGAAGAAAGGTGCTAAGAAGTGCCCGATGTGTGGGTACGTCCTTCCTAAGGAGGCTAAGAAATGAAGATGGTGTGCCCTGAGTGCGGGTTGATCGTGAAGATGTCTCAACCTTCGGGGAAGTGCCCGCGCTGTGGTGCGGACATGGTGGCCTCGCGGAAGATCCGCCTCAAGAGGCGCAAGGGGAGGCGAAAGTGATGGAACGGATGCTTGTAACAGAGGTCCTGGTTAAGGGCGAAACCGAGCATCAGGTGGTTCCGCACGATGAGATTAAGCGGCTCATTGAAACCGACCAATTGGCCGGGGTCTTTAAGTTCGGGCTATATCCACGTGAGGATGTACCTGATGATATTGTCAAGGCGGTGCATACCTTCAAAGGCGACTTCTTGAATCCCACGCGCCCTACAGCATCCGCGATCATTTCCTCTGCTGAGGTTGATCGAGATGGGGATGTTCTGTTATCGACCGGAGTGGTCCTGACCGATAACTTCATGCGCAACCCGGTTGTGTTGCCTTCTCATCAGCACACTTTTCCCGTTGGATTCGATCGAAAGCTGAAAGTAGGTAAAGACCGGATATGGGCGGAGTGGGAGTGGTTGGTGGACGCTCCCGATACGATGGCGCAGACGTATCAACGGTTGTGGGACGCGCATATTCTCAATTGCACATCGGTAGGGTTCATCCCTTGGGAATACGACAGGCCGGGAGACATCCCAGGTATGTGCTTCATCAGTTGGGAATTGATAGAGCATAGCCCTGTAGTTATCCCGTCCAATCGTGAAGCGATGAGGACAGAAGGTATCAAGGAGTCTGTTAGGGCGTATGCCGAGGCGATCGCAGTTGGCCCGTCACCGATTGCCAAGGGTCTTTGGGAGGCGGCTGATGCAGCTCTAAGACCGAAGCAGGTAGCGGTGACGATAAAGCCGGAGGAGACTGCTTCCAAGATCAATGACTCTTCCTCCGATGAGGAGGATATTGACGGCAAGATTCAGGATCTTGACGAATATCTCTCGAAATTTGTTGGCTCGCCGCGAAATCCTTTCGGTGCCCATTGTAGCTTCCGGTTCAAAGGCGGTGCAGACGGATACAAAAAGGCTTGGCGTATCCATTTCTCTCAGGTGAATGGCGGTGCGTTGACGCCCGAGGCGTCTGCCCCGATCAGAGGAACGGTACGGCGGGTCGCCATGATAGCGGCGGCGATGAAGCCTCCGTGCAAAGTAGTTGATGCTGAGCAGATAGCAGCGCGGACAGGGCCGAAAAGCCCGCTGCCTGGGACCTATCCGGAAAAACCTAGCGATTACGGCCTCAACGCTTGGCTAAAGCCAGGAGATGAGGGGGTAGATCCCGAAAAGGCCCTTCGCTTTACCTGCGCCGATCTGAATGTAATAAAGCGTGCGGCCGTAGCCGAAATCAAACGGCGGATAGCCGATCGAGAGGCAGAAGGGAAAGGCGGGATGACCCCGGATGAGGAGGCGATTCTTCTAGAGGCGGGGGAGAAACCCTATCCCAATGAGCACGCCTGTCGATTACGGGATCCTGGAAAGTTTGAGCCGGATTCATTCCGGCGAGTGAAGCGTGAGCATCAAGGGAAACCCTACCTCGTCATCATGGGACGTCTTAGGGGTGAATCCGCCTTAACGGAACAGGCATACCGTTATCCCAAGGACAAGTGGACAGCGGAGGATGCGAGAAAGCATTGCGTTGAACACAACGGCATCGAGTTCACTGTTGCTACTGGGAAAAGGAAAGCCGATGAACAGCCTGATGTCTATCACGAACTGATGGCGGTGCAGATATCGGGAGACGGAGATGTCGATTGGGGGCGGATGATTCGTCGTGTCTTACGTGCATGGAAGAGTGGCGTGCTTTCCGAGGACGAAAGCGTGGATATCCTCCTCCTCTACATGAAGAGCGGTGAGGCGGAAATCAAGAAGTCGAAGGACGCTGTTGTAGCGAAGTTGGCCGAGTTAGCGGCCAAAGTGGTCAAAAAGTCAGGAGGTGACAGATGGAAAACCTAACTGAGAAGGATGTGCAGAAACTCGCAGACGCGGCTCTTGCTATGTTGGATAAGGAGCCGGAGGAGCGGGAATCTGCCGAGGTACGGATCGGGGATCAGGTCTTCACGGTAGCGCCGAAGAGGGCTGACCGTGTAGAGGCAGTCGATCCCGAGCAAGCACAGGAGAAGGAACGGGAGGCAAGCTTCCCGGCGATTCATCCGCAGCCAAAGAAGCCGGACAAGGTCCAGTCCTTCTCGTTCGCCAAGGCGCTGAGTGCGTGTTGGCGGCGGAACTGGAAAGGAGCCGAGTTCGAGCGTGAGGTGCTGATCCAGACGAAGGCCCTCACGACTGACGATGACAGCGCCGGGGGATTCCTAGTTCAGGATGAGCTTCTCCCGGAACTGATCCCTGAGCTTTACGCTCAGACGGTCGTCCGCTCCCTTGGAGCCACGATCTACACGATGTCATCGGAGAAGCTGAGCATTCCTCGGATGGCTTCGGGAGCGACTGCGTACTGGCTAGATCAGTCCACGCAGAAGACGGAGAGCCAGCCTGCATTTGAGCAGGTGACGCTAAACCTCCGGGAGTGCATCGGGCTTGTCCCGATTCACGAGCGGCTCCTCAAGTTCGCGAACCAGTCGATCGAGACGATCGTCCGGCAGGACTTGATGAAGCAGCTTGCCCTCGCTGAGGATCAAGCGTTCATCCGGGGAACTGGTGGGGTACAGCCTCTGGGTCTGTATTATCAGGCCGGTGTTGGTAGTGCTAACATCGCCGGCAGTGGCGCAGTTCCGACAGCGAGCGACCTGACCGGCATGATGTACCAGATCGAGCTGCTAAACGGTTCTTACAGCGGCTGGGCGATGCACCCCCGCTCGCTGAACACGATCCGAAGCTTGGTCGATGGTAACAACAGGCCGATCTATTACGACTCGATGGCGAGCGGGATACCGAACGGCCTGTTTGGTATGCCGGTCAAGACCACGACCCAGATCCCGATCAACCTCACTGTTGGAACGTCGTCTGACTGCTCGTACATC